AGATCTCGCCAAACAACCATTTCGAGATATGTCTGAAGGACGCGAGTTCATCGCGCCACGAGACAGGAGTGGCCATATAGGTCACTTCAACCCTGTCCTCATCAGGACTTTCGTCCATCAGATCAGACATCACTCTGTTCTCGAAATCGGTAATTTCCTGTTCGCAGGCGATGTAGTTGTCGATGGCAGCTTGCTCCCTCTCGGGAGTGCACTGCTTCTCGATCTTCGCGAACATCAGCGTTAGCTGACGTATAGCAAAGACCGCATCGACGACGCGAGAGAGCTTTTCGCTATCTACATCGTTGAGCCGCCCAGTGTCGCGATCGAAAATGAGATCCATAAACTCCCCGAGAAATACGGGTAGTTTTGCCTTCTTCTTGAAACCAAGAAAAAGGTCGGGACCTACCCAACCACGTTCAAGACCCGTTTCCAAGTCTTTTGCGTAGGTTGGTAGAGTGATGGTTAAGAACTCATCACCCTCATTTTCAAATCGGGCCGTGACAGTTTTATAGTCACGGTCAGTGCTTACACGACACCAGGTTCCCAATTCCTTGAGAACCACATGCCAGAACAGCATCAGGCTTTTCATTGTACTCCCCTTTCTAATGGGGTAGTCAATCCGTTTAGCTGTGTTGCCGATAGTCCCCGGAGGGGTCCGGTTTAAACCCGACCCCCCCAGCACGATCAAGCCTTTTATAACATGAAGATAGTGTGCATTGAAGTAGGGTCGCAAAATTTACGACTCTCCTCCAAGCAGCTTGATCGTGTTCGCACCAGAAGAAGCAGCAAGGTTGGCCAGAAGGCCATCCCAAATCTGCTTCACCTCGGTTGGCGTGTAGCCAACCGGGGGCCTGTCGACGGAGATAGTAATCCCCATCGAGTAGTTCAGGTTCTGGGCGGCCACCAACGGGTCAGCTGCCACCTTACGGTGAGTCAGCTTAAGAACGCTGCGGGTACGCTTCGCGTAGTTGTGCTTGATCTCCATGCGGAGATTAGCATCATCCTTCGTGAAGGTACCCTCATTGTTCCCACTGCCAGTTCGCGGAAGCGAATTGGCAATCGCGTTGATGGTAATGGACTGAGGATCGGCAAATGCCACAGCGTTGTCCTGTCATCAGACGCCACATGATATATGTGACGACATAGTTACTTTCTGAGACACGGTTGTGCCCCAGGGCGGTGATTTGCAATTACCGCACTCGGGTTATTCCGAGCGCAGCGCACACAGCTTTTTGACGGGTGGAAAGTCCATCAAAGGTGCTGGCGAAACCGTATGGTGATGCGGGTATACGCTTCTTCCTTTCAGTTATGAATCTTTGGTAACCACTAAGGTTACCATACCGAAAGGATGTAGTCTTCTCTTGTTTATAAGAAGACATCATATACCCGTACTGCATCACCATGGCATCAGTTCCTAGATTGCTTATGTTGGTGACGATGTCACCAGTATTCGCAAACCAGTCTGCTGCCCAGGACCAGGGTGCCAGTTCCCAAAGAGTGTCCGGTGTTAACCGAACACCCAGGAGCTTCTTGGCGCGAGCATAATGCTCGTCCAAAAGTTCTCCTTGGCTTACGCCAATTGGGACATGGTACTTAAAGGCTCCACTAAACCATGATCGTGACTCTTCAGTCACCATCGTGGAGCCTTGAGCATTGCGAGTCGGAGTCGAAGGGACTAAGAAACAATTCCCTAACATCGACTGACTCGTATGCACTGGTTCGAACATAAAACGACGCCGTACTCGAACATCAGACTGCTTTATGTAACCATCCATAAGTTTCTTATGGTTAGTTACAGTATTAGCAAAACGTCTGACGTCTGAGATGAGTGGCTTCCAACCGAATTCCAGATTGAGATATTCAGAGCCGCTTCCTTTAAGGAAGTTGCTCTTCTCTTTCCAGATTTCGGTACCACCCATTTTAGGCAACCCATCCTTCTTCAACTCTCCGATTGCTCGGGGAAGGGAGAAAGAAGGCGAGTTCGGGGCTGTAGCTGAAATTGCCTTTGTACCTTTGCCGATTAACTCGGCATCAGTAGTCTCAGGCATGGGAGTGAAACTCCACCCTGTCACATCAGTG